GTATTGGCGTTCGTAATAGCGTTGCTGATTGTAATGCTATCCGTGAATGTGCCGTTTTCCGTCAAACACAATTTCCAACGGTCATTCGTATCACCGACATCGGAAATAATGGTATCTCCTACAGTGGCATAGCCTGCTTCTGTTCTGACCGCCAGTTTTACCGTCTTACTTTCATTGATAGTCGCGTTCAGCGAAACGGTTAATGGATTAGTGTATGTACCATCTGTTGAAATTGCCGTTCCGTCCGTACCGCCTGCCGTGGGATTGTTCTTATAAAGATTGATATATGCGTTTGCCATTTCAGCACCTCCAAATTTCAAAATTAACAAGTACATAATCTTTGAATGTCTGCTCATACTGATATGAGCGAATCACTATCCTGCAGTTTGTCCAAATCTCGCCGCTATCGTCCGTGAACGATACTCTTTGCCGAGCTTCCCACAATGCGACTATCTCGTTAAAATTCGCTCTTGAAAATAACGCCGACACAGTAAACGAGTCGCCGCTGGCGATATGACCATAATCCTGCACCGTATTGCCGTTGATGAGCGGCACCTTTTCTATGCGATCATCTACATTTACTGTAAGGCTCTCTGGAGAGCGATAGCTTTCGATATCATTTATTTTTATCTTCATAGCTGCCCTCCTAGTTTCCGAAACCGGTATTTATTCGACTGGTAGCTTCATTGACTGCACTGGTTACGGCGTTCGCGACATTGTTTGTAATGTCGTCCGTCAACCGTTGTTTCATCGCATTGTCGAAAACATAAGCACCGCCGAGATTAACATTTATCGACGGGCTGACATTTATCTCCGGTGCACTTTGACTCCTTTGCTCAATGGCCCCGAGTATTGCTGACAAGTTTGTATTGACCTCCGGAACCTGGCTGTTAATCTGCCCGAGGATATCAATAGTCTGTTCATTATTTTGTGCCAATACATTTGATAATTCGGAAATCCCGTTTGCGGTGCCATCTGAGATTAGACCGGAGCCCCAATTATTGGCTTCCTTCATGGCTTTTTGAAATCCCATGATTTCCGCCATACTGGTTCTTTCGTTCGGGCTGACACCAGCTTCCACCATCATAGCCCGCTGAATCGCTCGGATAGCGTTCTTCTGTCTGTCCCCTTGTGACTGCGTAAAGTCATAGAACCCGCCACCGTCAGCCGAGATATTCCCGGCCATTGCATTGCGGTACAATGCGAGATGCTTCTTTTGGCTGGTAAACATACTCTTGACACTATCATTCACAGCCTGTTTTTTCTGTTGTTCGGCGGCTCTCGTTGCTGTGACTTCGTCCATACCCTTCTTTATCCAGGCCTTGCGTTCTCGTTCAATTTGCCGGAGCCGTTGAGTCAAAGAATCCTCATAAACACTATCAAGATATTGCGCCGTTTCCCGTGCACTGTCCTCGATAACCTTTTGTCTCTTTAACTCGGCCTCCCGGGCGACCCTTGCAGGGTCTGCACCTTTTTTCAGAGTGTCTTCCGCAGAATACTCTATATCCTTTAGACTATTTTCATAGTCACTATGGGATAACCTGTAAATGCTACGGTCAAGTGCTTTGTTGGCTTCCCGGGCTTCCTTTGCGGCGTCCTTCATAGCCTTTTTAATATCATCAGCGACAGCCACCCATGCGGCGGCTTCGGTCTTTCCCTGTCTTACAGATTCATCAACTTTATCCTTGATGGCTTCAAGTTGTTCTTTCAGTTTTTGGCTGGTTGCTTTGGCAAGCTGGTCCTGCAATTCAGTTTTAACCTGCGTCGCTTCTTTTTCCATCTTTACGGATTCGGCGACGCTCCGTTTTTCTTCTTCGCGCTCTTTTCTGCGTTCCTCATTGAACTTTTTGAAAGTTTCTTCCTGTTCCTTCAAAAGTTGCTGACGCATTTTCACAGCTTCGAATTCATCACTACCAACTGCCCATTTACCAATTCGACCGAGAACTTCGTCTGCGGCGCTACCCGCACCATAAGCACCGCCAACCGCACCTTTCCACCCGAACCGGGAACCACCCGCGATACCACCGGCGAGAGCGGCAGAACCATCAACCAGTGGACGGAAAATAGCTGTCCCCGTAGGATTTATCTTTTTCAGGACTTCCCAATCCTCGGCAGACGCCCCGACCTTATCAATGCCCTCTTTCATTTTCCCCAACAGGGAAACCACTTCGACAAGAGCCGTGGCTATTCCGCCAATCGCATTTCCAGCTACGGAGCCAAACGTTTTAATACTGCTCTGGTTCTCTTTTATTAGCTGAGCGAATTCAGAAAATCCCCTCGTGATTTCCGGCATCATTTCCCGGGCTATTGGCATCATCGCCTGACCGACTGCCCCGGTTAATTGCCCAGCCTGCATCTGCATAGCCTGCCATTCGATATATAACTCATGAGCTTCTTGCGGATTCAAGAGTCCTGTCGTCTTAATCCGGGAGACTATCTCCATATTAGTGGCATAGTCCTGCAGAAGTGGGACGAGAGCTGCGCCTTTCGCGCCCAGAGCCTGCGTCACAAATTCCGTCTCACGACCTGCCTTGACTGCAGCCTGATAGCCTTTGGCCAACTGCGCCAATTGTTGCTGATAGGATAGCAGGTTTCCTTTATCGTCTGTGAGCGTAAATCCAAATTCAGTCATCGCCTGTGACAACGAGTTTTGAGTTTTGGCTGCAGACAAAGCCTGCTTATCAAGTCTCGCGAACAATGGAATAACCGAGTTAATATCCGTGCCAGATAACTGGAAGACTTTCGATAGCTGCGATGCCTCTGCCGTCGTTGTATGGAGTCTGGTCGAAAGCTTATATAAGTCATTGCCAGCTTTCATCGCCTTATCTGTCAGCGCGAATAATCCTGCACCTGCCGTTATCCCTGCGACAACACCAGTGATAGCAGTATTGAGCTTTCCGATAGCACCAACAGTACCAGTGACCTTGCCTGTAACGGTGTTAAAGCCATTGGCCAGCGTTCCGAGTGCCGATGTCGATGCCGTGCCAGTTTTGGCCAGTTCTCCATTGACTGCACCTATCTGCGCCTTGAGCCGTTCTATATCCCTCAACTGATAAAGGCGTTTGGTATCCACTCCTCTGGTCAGCGAATGGTCTGTCCCATAAGTTTTGGCATTGGCTTGGTAAGCCCGATTCAATATTTCCAGCTTTTTCTGCTGCACCGCCAATTCATCATTGAGTGCTTTTTCACGAGCCTTCAATGCCTCCACGGACTTTCCTGCTGCTTCCAAGCGGGTTACATCAATATCCGCCTTGAGTCTTATCTGATTAGCTTCACTATTAAGCCTGGACATCGCCTGCCGGACAGTCTGCCCGGCCGTCTGAAAGCCCATCTCCAAGTCTGCAACATTGAGCCCCAGGGACAGGTAGAGGGAATCCACCTCCTGCCCCATCGCGTCCTTTTTAGCCATGCCCTCACCTCACAGAATATCGTCTATATACGCTTCATCTTTGCCAGCCTCTATGCGCTCAAGGACGCAAAGCTGATCCAGCAGAAAGCCCATATCGGTTTCATCTATCTCCCGTACTGTCCAGCCGTATGCTTCCTGATACCTGGCATAGAGCCGGAGCATTTGCTCATACGGAGAAAGGTCTATTACCCTTCCTCCGCTTCGGCGTTTGGGAGCTTCTTCAATTTCTCATTTGCCACGCCGATAACATAGCCCGCCGCCTCCATATACATAGGCAGCACATCGGCAGGGTCCATATCATCAGCAGATTCCAGACCGAACATCTCTGCAATCACTGCAGCGTGCTCTGTCATGAGCTTGGATATAGTCCAGTCAGTTTTGTCCAGCTCATCATATTCCGCCACCCGGCGCCACATTTTCATATTTGGCCTGGGCAGAGTTACTTCTCTACCATCAATCAGAGTAATACTGGGAATTGCCATTTCTTTCTTCATTGCCATATCATTCACCTCAAAAAAAACAGCGGCAGGTATTCTCACCCTGCCGCCAAACATTATCAAGACGGCTCTACTGCCGAATACCATCCCGAAATCAAAGTCGAGCTTTCCGTGTTGTCGCTATCTGCGACACGCTTCCAGGCACCGTCGTACTCTCTGGCCACAAAGCGACCTTCCAGCTTGGGCGTGGTGTAGGTGACCGACTCGCCCTTGGTCTGCATGGTCTCCTGAGTAGGAGCAAACTTGCCTTTCAGGAGCTTCACATAGCGGGTATTCCCATTATGCTTCTTGGCCTCGAACAGAAGCGCCACATAAGGTGCCGTATCAGATGCCTTGGCCTCCAGCTGCTTGGTGGTGGAATTCACCGTATGGCCCAGCAAAGCCGCCTGATCCTCCAACGTCAGGTCGCAGGATTCTATCGTCACGGTGATTTCCGACATGGAAGAATCTGCAGCAAAAGGCGCATCATCGCCATAGAGCGTGGCGAAATTCACGCTCGGGTTAATATCCACACTGACGGCCCCCGCAATCTTCACAGGCGTGCCATAAGTGGCGCCGCTGGAAGTGTCGCTGGACAGGGCTGCATAATACAAATTCTTGAGACCTACTGTTGCCACGTTGAATCAACTCCTATCCTGTAATCTACAATTAATGTTTTTTCACCATTTTCCATATAAGGAATGGCCTGAACTCTAAAAAAGCCCAGTCCCTCCATAATCCGATGAACTTGCCGATAGATACCACCATACTGACCATCCAGCGTGGTGATATGAATTCTGACTGTCACTCGATGACTGATTTCCCCATCATCTCCAGCTAATGCCGGAACATCGGAAATGGGGGTATAAACCAGAAATGGGCAACGGTCTTCTTTATCCCCTGGGGCCTGTAAATGGTATACGGATTTCGCTCCCTTAGCCAGCAATGCAACCAAGGCTGAATCATTGGTCAACGCCGTATAAACTTGTGCTTCAAGTTCAATAGTCTCCACGTTACCTCCCCCTTGCTATTGCCTGCCGAATAGCATCCGATACGCTTCTTATCACCATTTCCCTATTTGCCTCCAACGCCGGATACAAGAACGGCCGATTTACCCGCGGGGAGAATTCCACAATCTGGCCATAGAGGAAACCATCTTTAGATTTTGCATCAGCGCTGATTTTGTAGACTGTTCCCTTGCTGTTCGGTTCTGCCTTGATGGAGTCGCGCAATGCTCCCGGATTCACTCCGGCTGCCATATAGGTCCTGCCATTTTTCTTGTGTCCCGCATAAACAGGGCACCGGCTTTTGGCATCCCGGACAACAGCCTCAGCCGCCTGGCCTAAAGCCGTCTTTGCCGCTTCAAGAACATGATTCCCCAGTTCCTTAAGCACTTGCCCGGTCTTGGCGGTGCTCACATGCCCACGGGAAAAGCTTTTATCACGATAATGATTTTTACGTTGCCGCCCCATCAGCCAACACCTCCTGACACTCCAGCACCGTCCATGTACGGGCAGATTCTGCATCATATGCGGGTTTTATCATACGCAGCCTCTTGCTGCGCCATA